AAGCTATCAAAATCGGAAAAATATTGTCTAATCCGCTTGAAATTTACAAGACTGACAGTGTCCCCGAGGCCTGGAGGAAAGCTGCATACAGTCTTGCAAAAGGTCTTGGCGATATTCCGTTTGATTATCCAATTTTGGGTGATCTCGTGCAATTTTATCTATCTATCGGAATCGAAAACGACCGAGTTGAGAAAGAGAGCTTTTTAAAACCACAAGTAACTTATATTCCTGGCTCTATGGATAGTGCATTCATGTCTCATTTTTTATTAACCCGTTATGGGATCACAGACGACGAAGTACAACTTTTAAAACAACAATTGAGTGCCGTCAGAAACTGTTATCCCCCTATTCTTTTGCCCTTTAATACTCTTTGGCCGAAACTTTGGTCTGATTATGAGTAGGGGCTAATTTGGCCCAGCTGTTGAGAGGTAGGTAGCTGAGGAGAGAGAAGGAAAACTCTAGCGAAAGAACCCGGGGCTTTACCCCCTCGTATTATCTAGGCCTTTGAAAATTATTTCCACAACAACGATGTCTTATTTTTTCACAGAAATCGACCGAGCAATTAACTTTATCCAGGAAAAGGATGGACCAGAAGTGGCTGAATGGGTCCGCATGATGCTAGACCCTCTCCACCATAAAATGCAAGGAAGAACAGCAGTGGGTCCGCCATCTAAAACAGGAAAGCCTGTTTTGGTTTATGCGGATACTAGGAATATTCCTATTTCAATTCCCACTGCCTTCGATGCAACCCAGAACTTTTCCATTTGCCTCCAGATTTTTGAAGATCAGTACATCACTCAATATGCGCCTCACCTGCGCGACCAAAATAATATCACCCCTACTCCAGGAGGAACTGCGCTTAATCATGGCGGTGTCCTCATAACTTATCATCAAGGAGCCGGTGACTTTCTTTGGTCCACACCGTATAGTCCTACGACTGTTCTAGGACCTCAAGACGGTCTTTCCCAAACCCAAGGCTCGGTTGAAAGTTTAGCCATGGTCACACAAGTTACAATGTATAATGATACTCCTATGTTGACCATTGGCGGACCATCTTTCTCCGCGCGCCACAATGAACGTTGTAGTGACGAAACTACAGCCTACACTTATACGAATGGACCGGCCGGAGTTGCTGGAGCGATTCAGTGTCATGAAGAGTTCATCTATCCCCAGAATGAAAACCAACTTGCTGCCCTTCCTGGTTATACCCAAGGTTTAGCTAAAGATGGTTCAATGGCGATCTCTTGTTGTGATCCGTACACAGAGATGTCATTACCTGATTTTACTCATACGATATATGAGACAGGCATTCCGGTTGTTGAACCTAACACTTTCCCTGTTATGGGACCCTTGATGCGAACATCAACGGTGAATCCCACAACTGCTGTCCCGGTGTTCCGTTCGTGTGGCTCAGGTATTCGTCCCGTTCAAATCCGTTGGGTAAATGTTCCCCCGCAAACTACAGGGAATGTTAGGATTGATCGAATTGTTGCAACTACTTGTGCGTCAGGTGTTGCTGCTCAAATTGACCAAGCTTCATTAGTCCGAAAGGCTATTCCAAGATGTAGTAGAGCGATGAATTTTTTG